TATTCTCTTGATAGATACTCATACTTGTTGTACAGGCTGTTGATAACTTTGTTGTTTTGCATTTTGTATATTGGGTTTTAATTATTGTACTATTTTGATTGAATTTTACTGTTGCTTTTTCAGCTGTAACAGCTGTAATACCAAATTGTTTCAGCCTTTGGATTTGTTTTGGCTTTAATTGTGTTGTCGTTGCCATTGTTATTGTTTTTATTTTTGAAATTAACTTTGTTGTTTATTTATTCTTCCTCAGACCTCTTAAAAGTCTCAAAATGATTATTTGTGAAATCATACAATTCATTTCTTTTGCCTCTGAGAAGTTTACTGTGCTGCGATATCAAATTCTCTGCATTGATTTTTGGGAATTTGGTTGACAATTCCCTTATAGTATGCCCTTTCAGAAATAATGAAAAACATGTCTTTCTGTCATTCTTCAAGCCCGCAAGTATATCAACATCATTAACTACACAAACCTCATTGTCTAAATCAATTTCTGATGCTACTGTACTGAAGAACCCTACATCTACTGTTTCCTCACCATTGCCTATTGAAATCTTGTCTTTGTTGTTGACATTGTCAATATTGAATATTCGTATGTAATCTTTCACTTTATTAGCCAGTGTAAGACGTATCCATGACTCCATTGGTGCTGGTTTCCTCATCCCTGTTTCTCTGTAGTCTGCCCACGCTCTACCATACCCCATGATTGACATATAAATCTTTATACGCATCTCCTGTTGTATGTCTTCAAGTAGAAGACCTTGTCTTTCATAATTGAACACCTTCTTAGCATATTCTCTTGATAGATACTCATACTTGTTGTACAGGCTGTTGATAACTTTGTTGTTTTGCATTTTGTATATTGGGTTTTAATTATTGTACTATTTTGATTGAATTTTACTCACTTTAGATGCTACACGTTCATATATCTTGTTATTGTATTTGATTACAATGTAACCATTGGGAGAATGGTTGTTCTTATGAAAATGAATGTATATACCCTTGTGTTTCTTGCCTTTAATGATGAAACTTACCAAATCACCCTTCTCATATCCTTCCAATTCTCCATTAACACCATGATTGCCAAATTGTTGGTAAGGTTTGAATTTGCCCGCATTGCTTGATGGTGCTTGTGTTAGTTTTGAATCAACTTTTGACACCCTTTTAGGTAATTTGTCTGTATTGTCCCATATTACATATATTATGTCGACTTCAGTATCCTTCTCAACCAACCCTTTAGTTTGTAATGACTCTACTATCTCTCTGGCTGCTTTCTTACTTATATTGAACTCCTTAGTAATATCTGATAAACCCACATTTGAATACGTTGGTTCCTCAATCTTCCAGTAGCTAATTGTATCCATCAGAAAATCCAATACTTTTACTTCATCCTTTGAAAGTTCGATTGGCTTAGGTTGATTCTCAACGTCTACAAGCCATTCATCAACATTATCTGGTGCTATATTACGTTCTGCGAGTAATTGCTTACCAAATTCTGAAAAACTGTATGTGCCTGCAATGTCTCCTTTGTCCTTCTTTGTTACTATGATTACATTCTTCTGTTCAAGTGATGAAATCACTCCAGAACGTATTCTGCCTTCATATGGAAGAAAATCATTCGCTGAATAATCCCATATGATGCTATCAACTCCATCGTCACAGAAATCAGATGCAAAGAACATCTGTATGAACTGTAGTTCCTTAAATGTTAGGTTTGTTTGTTGTGCTCCTGCTGTATTGTCTGCAGTCTTTTTAGCTTTATTCATTTTTTTGAGGTTTTAATTACGATACGAAGGTCTAAATTTTTTTTGAGATAACAAAATTTTTTTTGAAATATTTTACTTTGAGATGCTATATCATTGTCCTCCACCAAATCTTAAATTTGACTCACTTTAGCTTCTGAACTTTGGAATAAAAGAATTCAAGATAATCTGTAGAGTCTGTTAACGCTTTTGCTATAACATGAAAATCTGAACTTCCTGGGTCACCAGCATCAAGATAACACACATTAACATTACACCCCTTAAATTCATGTTTAAGTAATAGTGAATACTTCTTCATGATTTCTACACTATCTCTTGCATCATAAAACAAGAAGAAATTCTTTATATTCCTGTATTTCTTTATGATACGTATTTGATTCTTTGTCAACTTGTTGCCGAATGAACCTACACATTTCATTGTTGCATCATTGTACAACTCCATTTCATTTGTTATAGATATCTTATCGAATATGCCCTCACATATTATCAATGTGTCTGTTCTATTGCTTAATTCATCTAAGCCAAATATCAAGTTAGCAAATTTTGTGCCTAAACTATTAGAATACCTATTCTCCATCTCATCATATATTGCCCTTCCTACAAATCCCTTCAATTTATAATTGTTTATAATCTGTATAAGCGCATAATCTTTGTACTTAGACTTGAGTTCTGTATATCCAGGAATGTATAAATCAAAATCATTTTTTGTGAATTTCCTGCTTTTGAGATAATTTGTGAAATCATCATCAGTATCATAATTGCATTTCTTGAATCCAATAGGCAATCTGGTGACTTCATCTTTCTCAATATCTTCTATTGATATTTCCTCAAAATTGATATCAAGTACTGGATTGTTCAGTCTTATCACCTTCTCACCCTCAATCAAATAAAGTTTGCCAAGCTTACCAAGCAACTTCTTCACTGTTCCGTCTTCCTTACACTTTTTGCAATCCCAAGCCAATGTCTTCTTATTCAAGAAAAAGTGCTTAGTCTTGCCGCAAAATGGGCAATCTGATATAATCTGTGAACTGTGACTTTTATTCACATTGGTTAGGAATGGTATGATAGACTCAACTTTTATCATGATAACATGTCTTGTTCAAAGAATTTTGTTAATGTGCCCTTCCTATCATAGAATCTACTTCTTTTCAAATTTGTCTTTATGTATATTGGCTCGTTGCCACCCCAAACCTCTCTTGCTGCTACTATGTGTAGTCTTGCTATGCTTTCATGCTCCTCATCCTTTGTTCTATTGATTGAAATCATCATATCGACCACACGTATCTTACCTTTTTCTTCTCCCAGATGTTCTCTATCTAATACAAATTCAGGGTCATTTATCAATTCTCTACTTAACACTCCAGTTTGAGTTGCTGTAACTATCAACACATCCTGTTCCATAGCTATCTCCTTCATTCTTCTTGCTGTCTTCTGTTGTTTAAACCTCTCATCGCTTGGTTTGTATGTTTGATTATCTGGAGCCATTAACTCCAAGTAATCCACAACTACAAGTTTCAGATTAGGTCTCTTCTTCTTCATGTTTATTATACGTCTTTCAAGATTGTCTGCATTGAATGAATTGAACTTTTCAGGAGCATATACGAAAATCTCTGAATTCATTGTCTCACGTATCTTCTTATATGCTTTCAATGATTTGTCACTAAACTCACCAACCTTAACATCTTGATACAAATTACCAGACCAATTAGCATCGTATCTATCCAAACATTCCTTCTTAGTTCCCTCAAGTTGTATATGTAAAACATCATACCCACTTCTTAATGTTGATATACCATAATGTGATAATGCAAATGACTTTCCACCCTTTGATTCTGCGACGAATATTACTAATTGACCTGTTTCATGTCCACCATTGGTTCTTCTGTCAAGTTCATCAATGTATGACGGCATCTTAGTGACATTCCCACCATTCAGACGTTCAACTTGTCTTTTTGCAAAATCACCAAATACTGCCGCATACTGCTCTGTATCGAGTGTGAAATTAGATATATCTTCAGCACCTGTTGAGTATATTGTATATGCTTCCTTTGTTTTGTCTTTATTGAACAACTCAGATGCCTTATTGTAATTCTCAATAAACATACAGTTCTTGATGAAATCTTCCAAGCCATTGAGTATTGAATCAATATCGACTGGTTCCATCTCCTTTATCTCTTCCAACATTTCAAGTGCGTCTTTGTTCTTCCTCATGGCTAACTTCATGGTGCCAATTGATGGTCGTATTTCACGTGTTTTATGCTGAAATACCAACTCATTAAATATAGCTTCTAAAGTCCCCTCTGGGATGTATGTCACTTTTATATTATCAATGACAATACCCAAGAAATCCTTACTTTGGAAACATCCCTTGAATATGTCGAATATGAAATCACTATTTATTGTTTGCATCTTGTATCTCTAATCTTCTTTTATATAATAATGGGAAATCAAATTCCAATCTCTTGTTACATTCTTCTTTGAATATACACCCTCTACACCATTTAGACCTTGAATCATATAATGTTGTTGTTGTGTAACACCAAAGCAACCCCTCTTGTTTATTGTATCTAACCTGCTTCTGATTCTCTTCAACGACACTTAATCTGTCAAACAGAATCATTGTTTTGTTCTTTCTTGCAACACTATACTTATCTTTGAATGTTTTTGTAAGCCTTAAACAAACTTCATTGTCTAATTTCAACTTCACTAACCACTTCTTTGATATATTTCTATCATTCCATGCTGTAATAGCTTTTATACCAACAACCCAACTGAACATGATTTTATTCTTGCCATAGCCAGTAGAGTATGTTCCTGAATACCTTGAGAATTGAAATTCAAAGTATTGTATGAACAATGTAACGCTTAATTCATGTTTCTTGTACTTGCCCTTCATGAATCTAACAAACTTCACCAACATCTTTGTTTCTGATAAATTTGGCTTAAATGTAAAAGAACTGTTAAGAGAGCATTGCCTGAACAACTCTTGATATAATTCAATTGATAGATTCCATATATTCAGCATAACTATAAATCAAACCAGTTTTCGATTATATCTCTGAACATAGGATAGAACTCCTTATCAGATGAATTCAATACGTGTATCTTATCCATACCCACAGATTCTATATAAACTTCTGCTCTATTAAGAGAATGTTCAGAGAAATACTTATAATTGTCTATGAAATCTATCATCAAAGCCTTTGTTTTTGTTTCCGTTACACCTAATACTCTACCTTTCTTCTGTATCACAGCAGTTTGTTCAAGACCACCACCTGCGTTCACCATTATCTGAACCTCTGGCAATGTTATACCCTTCTTGAATACATCTGAAGCCAACAAGACACCACCTTTCTTCTTCAAGAAATTTGTACGAATGAATGTCCTGTCTTCTAATGCAGTGTCTCCTGATACGAAAGCATCACCTGTTATTGACTTAATGTAATAACCATGCTCTTTCCTTGAAAACAATATGAGAGTTTTCAACGAATATTTTCTTAGTATCTCAGCGAAATTTATTATTATTGTGTTCCTATAGAAATTATGTGTTATAATTTGCTTCAAATACTCATTGTAGTCGTCTAAACCTTCTTCCAAATTTATGTTCTTGTTATCTTCGTGGTCAATGTTTATCAAAAGAACAATATCCTCTGACAAATACCCTTGCTTCTTAAGGTCTGATTCTTTAATTTCATACACAATATCACCACAAACTGTACGGAGATTCAAATTATCCAACTCATTCTCTGATTTGAATGGTGTTGCTGATATGAACAATTTGAATTCAGCAATTTTCAGAAACCTACCTATGAAGGATAATCTTGATTTTGATGAGTATTCATGACACTCATCCACTATCAACAGATGGATTGTTTTAACATAATCTAACAACGTCTTCTTGCGCAAATTCTTGGCTTTAATAGTTTCCTTGGTCATTACCTTGTTTCCACGCTTTGCCCCAGAGGTTATTGACTGTAATGTCTGAATTGTTGATACTGTTATTTGTTGTATATTAAATACATCACCTCTTATCTCTCCTATGTTTGCTTCTGTAATGCCATTGATATGTGATGCGATATCCTTCTTAGCTTGTAACAACAAATCCAATGTATCAACAATGAACAACATGTTTCTACTGTTATCATGTTTTATGTGTCTGATTACTTCAGCAGCAATAAAGGTCTTCCCACCTCTGGTTGGTACTTTAATGATACCATGCTTTTCTTTGAAGAACTTCTGTATAGCTCTGTGTTGGTATTTCCTGCTTGAAATTTCTTTCGAAAACTCCAATTTTGTTACAAACTCATCTTCTCTGTATAACTCCCACTGCATGTTGTTGCTTGATAATGCTTCTATGACAATACTTTTGAATCCTGAAGGAAAGTTTTGTTTTGTTTTATCATAGAATCTTACAATTCCATCCCATTTTTCTGCTTTGTAGGCTGGACTATATTCTTTGTCTGGATGCTCATATCTTAATGCCGCAAATATCACTTTCTTCTCTGAATATGATGCTTCAAAGTGTATGTATCCTTCATTATGTTGATATAATTCTACCATTTTTTCAATTTTACTATTAACTCTGCGATGGGGATGATAGAAATTTCATTCTTTATGTATCCCTGTATACACCCTGTTATTATTGTCTTCGATAGATTTATCTATCGAAGACCAGTTGCAGGGATGGATAAGAGAGAAGAAGGAAGAAGAGTTCAGAGAAGAAGGAAGGAGAGAGAACAGGAAGGGACATTTATGCGACGCCACGTGTGCGCAAAATGCCTTTATTGTGAATAGAACCAGAATCATATTCATTAACCACGTTGTCAACCAATATCTCATATTGTGCAGCAGAGAAATCAGTTGTTGTGCTTGCTGAATTGTTGTACGATGTCTGATTTGTGTAAACTGAATTCTGTATTGTATTGTTAAACAATTTCATGAAACTTTCTTCAAACAAAGCACCATTTACACTGCATTCATCGGTCAGCAATATCGGATAATCAGGGTACAAACCGCATGTCAAAGTAACAGTTATGTTTGTTTTTCGCATCAACATCATCTTAGTTATCACACCTCCGTTAACTATATACCAGAATTCACATTCAGAATTGCTATTCAATTCAATCACCTTGCCAATATAAGTGTTGTTTGCTAATAAGCTTACATCATGCAATACAAGTCCAGCCACTGTTATAAAGTCTGTTGTTGCGTCTCCCCAATTAATTGAGTATATTGGAGTTTGTGGTACTAATCCAAACTATTCTGTTTCTGACGTTGGAGGGTCATCTTCTGAAGTTCTAACAACATCACAAATCCCTGCCCACAGTCATGGTGGAACAACAAGCGCAGGTGGTGGTCACACTCATAGCATAACAGACCCAGGACATACACATGAGATATTAGGACAAAATGGTTTCGGTGGACTACAACGAGCAAGGACAGGACAGGGTAACACTGAACCAAGCGTTGGCACTGAATCAAGCGTTACAGGAATATCAATAGCAGCAGAACCAGACCATACTCATGTTATTTCTTCTGAGGGTGGTGGTCTTCAACATAACAATCTTATACCATATTATTCACTTCTATATGTTATGAGAATAGCATAGTAAAACAAAACAAATGATAGAAATATTTTATACAGGTGCTGATAGTTACAATACTCCACAAACTCAAGCAAACAAGAGTTTAGGTGGGTTTATGAGCAACAGTAAAGTCTTGAACAACAAATTACATACATTATTTCAACAAGAGACATATAGAGCATTGAGTGAAAAGAAAAGTGAGTATATTTGTTTGATATTGAAATATCCTGCAGGTAGTATCGAAGATGTTCTTATAGGTGTTGAGAAATTAAATGCGAATACGAATTACAGCATATTCTTAGGATTTTCAGAAGTATCTGAAGCATTTTATGTTGAAAAAATACCTGATATGTACACAGAGCCATATCAAGTGACATTTCAAGCTGAAACATATGCTGCTGATGATGATGATACTGCTAATATGTTTGATATCGGTTCAAGGACTTCAGATAAATTGATAGCAGTTTGGCTGAAGAGAGATTTGAACAAAGAAATAGGCTCTCCAGAAGATTTGTGTGAATTAGACCCAGCAGTTGCACCAGAACAAACAAAAGATGGATTCAAATTAATCATGAGATATGATAGTGGTGTTTTCTGTGAACCAGGATTTCAAAATGGTAGAGAAGTGTCATATATGTCTCTGATAAATGAGATAACCTTAACAGGGGTGACGACACCTATATGAAAGTGTGGTGACGGATTCACATATTTCTCTAATAAGTATGGTAGTGTTGTGTTATTATTGTTCATCTTTCATTATTAAATTATTGGGTAATATCTCAAATCCCAGACATC